ATGCAGGGCTTCTTTTTTGCTGACGCAAGGGAATTGCCCTCGACTACGCCACTAAGCGCGGCAGCAATACCGCTCACCAGCGTAACAGCAGGCACCGATACTTATGCGGCGGCGTCAGGTCTTGGCGCGTTTGCGGCGCTCCAGCTGGTAAATGCTTCCGGCTTTACTGACCCGGCAAACAACGGACTGAAAACAGTCCTATCATCAACGGGCGCCACCGTTGTTGTGAACGAAACATTGGCAACAGAAGCCTCGCCTCCAGCGGCGGCCAAATTGCAGGCCGTAGGCTTTCAGTTCGCAAGTGCTGACGTGGATATTTCAGTGACAGCGGGAATTCCCACGCTTACTTCCACAGTGGCCGACTTTACAACCTTACCCGGATTAATTCCCGGCTTATGGGTATTTTTGGGCGGTGACGCAGCTGGCGAAAGATTTACAAATAATATTGGTTATGCGCGGGTCAAATCCATTGCAGCTAATGCGATAGTTTTTGACGACACGACTTTTACGCCAGCGACCGAAGCAGGCACCGGCAAAACGATTCAAATGTTTGTCGGCACGGTTATCAAGAACGAAAAAACGCCTGCTTTGATCAAGCGCCGAACGTATAACATTGAGCGCCAGCTTGGTGATGGCCCGACCGGCACGCAAGCCGAATATTTGGAAGGCGCAGTGGCCAACGAGTTCACGCTAAACATACCGCAAGCCGAGAAGTTGAATGCAGACGTTGGATTTATTGCGGTAGATAATACGTATAAATCAGGCGAGGCAGGCGACGAAATAAAAACAGGCACGCGCGTTGGTTCGCTGGGGGAAGATGCCTTTAACACGTCATCCAACATTTACCGCATTAAAATGGCCATTCTTGACGCGACAACCTCAGCGCCTACATCGTTGTTCGGTTACGTGTCAGACGCCAGTGTCACAGTGAATAACAACGTTTCACCAAATAAAGCAGTGGGTATTTTGGGCGCGTTTGATACGACTGCCGGGAACTTTGAAGTGGGCGGCTCTTTGACGGCTTATTTTACAACCACCACGGCAGTCCAAGCGGTGAGAAATAATGCAGACGTTGGGTTATCAATCATAGGGGCGGCTAAAAACGCTGGTTTCGTGTTTGATATCCCCTTGTTGGGCCTTGGCGGTGGACGATTGGCCGTTGAGAAAGACACCCCAATCACTGTGCCCCTGGAATCAGCAGGCGCGGAAAACGCCGAGGGGTACACCATGCTTCACGAGTCGTTTAGTTATCTGCCAAACTTGGCGATGCCAGCATAAACAAAACAGAACAAAGGGGGCGATCTGGCCCCTTTTTTAAGCGAGGTTTTCAATGTCACTTTTCAAGCAATTCAAAACAGACCCGGCGAAAGAAATCGACGGCGTAAAGATTTATATGCCCGAGGCTGAGAACGAGGATGGCACAATCCCAGAATTTACTATTGCCAGAATGGGCGGCACAAATAAGCGTTATTCAAGGGCGCTTGAGTCGGGCACACGAGAGCACCGGCGAGCGATAGAGAAAAAACTACTGAGCAACGAGAAAGCGGAGGAAGTTTTTCTAACCGTCTTCATAGACACGATTTTGATCGGCTGGGCAAATATTCAGGACGCCAAGGGCAAGTTGATCGAGTTTAACAAGGCCAACGTGCGGAAACTTTTAGAAGAGTTGCCCGAGGTGTACGAGCGTTTGCAGGAAGAGGCCAGATGGCTCGACAATTTCCGCGCCGATGCGCTGGAAGTAGAAGCAAAAAACTAACAGAAGTTCTGGCGTATATGCTGGAAATGGGGCCGGTTGAACAAGCTATCATCCGGCAGGCCCGACAAGCGGGGCACCCAATACCGGCGCGCATACTCAATGCGCCAGAGCTTCGGGAAGGATTGCAGCTGTATTTGCAGGCGTTTTTTGATTTAGATAGCGAGCGATCACACGCCACGGCACCAACCGCTATTCCATGGTCAAGTGTTCAATATTACGCAAGCACCTACGATTTCAATGAGGAGCAAGCGGAAGATTTGCATTTTTTCATTCGTCGGATGGATAGCGAACACCTGAAAAGGATTGATGCAAAACTAAGTAAACGGCGGTGATATCATGGCAAAAAATACGCTCGATCTAACCGCCAAAATGGGCCGGGTGAAAAAATCCGTTTCACTGGCCGCGTCTAATATCGCTGTTGATGTAGCCAAAACCATCACCGGCGATTTAGCATTCCGAACGCCCGTCGATACTTCGCGCGCCCTGTCAAACTGGGTTGTCACGCTTGGCAAAGAGTCCGCAAAAAGGATTGACCCTCATGTGTGGGGGATTGGTGGCTCAACACACCACGAAAGTGCAGCCGAAACCTACAGCGCGGCGGTGGGTGTTTTGGCAAAGAAAAACCCCGGTCAACAAATTTATATTTCCAACAACGTCGAATATATTACTGAGCTGAACGAGGACCACGCGCAAGCGGGATTTGTTGAGCGTGCTGTATTATTAGGCCGGAAAACCGCAAGCAAGAAATTAAAGGGCGTTTGAGATGTCAGAAGAGCGGATTGTAATTGAGATAGTCGATAAAGTAGCGCCCACAATCGCGCCGAATCTCGATAAAATAGCGGCGGCATCACAACGCGCAGACATGGCCCTCCAGCGACTTGCCACCGAGAAGCAACGAACGGCCACGGCAGCGCAACGACTCGCAACAGAGCAAGCACGCACCGCCACGGCATCACAGCGCCTTGCTATGGCTACATCACGCGCAAGCATAGCCCAATCACAAAGCGCCACGGCATCACAACGGCTTGCAACGGAGCAGGCGCGAACGGCTGGGCAAACATCACGCGCAGCGGCGGCAGCTGACCGGGCGGCGATTGCTTCGCTGAGGCTATCGCAAGCACAAGCAAGGGTAGCGAAAACAACGCACGAAGCGGGAGCGTCAATGGGCAGCTTTGCCCGTGGTGCGGCTTCGATAGCTGCGACCGTGCTAAGTGCTGGCGTGATACTTCAAAGCGCGGACGCTTACACGGCATTAGGCAATAAATTACGGATAGTTTCCGACTCAACCGAACAGCTAATTGAACTGCGTGAACGGCTTTTTCAGGTCGCCAACGAAACGCGATCTGGCGTTGAAGCAACGGTGGTTTCATACACTCGCTTCGACAACGCATTAAACGGCTTGGGCAAATCACAAGAAGATTCTATCCGGCTCACGACTACTGTAAACAAGCTCTTAAAAGTTGGCGGCGCAACTGCGCAGGAAGCAGCAAGCGCGCAGATTCAGCTATCCCAAGCATTTAACTCGAACACGCTGGCCGGGGAAGAATTCAGGGCCATATCTGAAAACATGCCTAAACAAGTGCGCATTGCATTGGCCGAAGTGCTGGGCATACAAGAAAGCGCCCTGAAAAAAGCGGCAGCGAATGGGCTAATCACCGGCGACGTTCTATTCCGGGCGTTTCAGCAGCTCGAAGGATTCGCAGACGCTAAATTTCTGCAAACAATCACCACGTTACCCGAAGCAATGACGGTGCTGAAAAACAAAACCATCGAGGCGTTTGGCAAAATCAACGAATCTTTAGGAATCACGGCTGGGCTATCGCAAGCTATCGTTTTTCTCGCTGAAAACATGAAGACGCTTGCAGTTGTGGCGACAGCAGCCGGGGCCGCGTTGTTGGTAGCCTTTGGCCCTGCTTTGGCCGGTGCGCTGGTAACGGCGACAGGGGCGGCGCTTGCCTTCACGCTGGCGCTTGCCGCTAACCCTATAGGCTTGCTCGTTGTTGCGGTGGCGGCTGGCTCGGTGGCTCTAGCGGCCTTTGGTGACGATATTAAGTTCGCAGGCGATAAAGTGGTCACGCTTAAAGATGCGGTAATTAGTGCGTTTGGCTACATCAAGCAATCAATTTCAGCGGTAACCGGCTTTTTCCGCGATCTTTGGGATGGTGCGCTGGAGTACGTCGGCAAAAAGTTAACTGATTGGGGCGGCAGCTTTGGCGGTATTTTCTCAGATTTGAGGCTCGACTTTGCAGCCGTTGGCAACCTAATCATCAGCACGATGGTCGGCGCGTTTGATGCTATCAAAGTCGTGTGGGATAAATTCCCGCAAATAATGAAAGCGGCGTTTGTTGGCGCGGTAAACTTTGCAGCCGAGAAAGCCGAAGAGCTGGTGAACGTTTGGCAGCTGGCCCTGCGAGGAATTGCTAAGCTAAGCGAAAAAGCGTTTCCTGACATGGCTAAGAGTCTGAATGATGCGCTGGACAGTTCAAGAATCAATTTGCCCCGCTTGGAGATGCCCAAAGATTCAGCGGCGGCGCTGTCTGATATTAAAAAAGCGGTAACCGATGCTTATACGCCCGATTATGTGGCTGGCATTGCAGACAGTTTAAAAGCGAATACAGCACCAGCGGCCAAAAAGGGCGAGCTGCGCGGCACCGGAACAGCGCCAGCAGACGCCACGGCAGCGGGGAAGCTGGCCGAGGCAGCGGAAAAAAGAGCTACGGCATTAAGCAAAGTAAACGCACAGCTTGATAACGAGATAGCCCGAATGGGTATGCTTCAACCGCTGAGGGAAGAGCAGGCCCGCTTTGACCAAATCGCGGAAACTTTGGCGGGTAAAAAGATTCAGCTTTCAGC